AGCCATTGTCAGCATTCTTACAGAATGTGAGATACGCCTATATGGCTTGTGTTAAAGGCGATGGAACCGCTGATCCTCTCAAGTTGTTTGGCAAAATTGACTCTAGGCCAAAGAACAGGCTCTCAGTTTATTACAATAGACAGTTCATCAGATCCTTTAGGAAGATGACAACTAGCCCACCATATTTGATAATTAGTCCTCAAGAAACAGAAAGCGAAGAGACCTTTAGGGAGGAAGTTGAAGACAGAGATGTTTTAGACGACGATGACATGAAGATCTCAGATGATAAGATTCACACAGATAAGAGCTTGGATCAATTTGATTCGAGCTTGATAAACTGGATAACAGGAAGGCCAATCAAGAGGTTTTCGATTGCGATCATACTGAGTTACCTGGGGTACAATTTTAACAAAAGCAAAAGTGACATGGTCCAAGGTTTGTGGAGCATTTACAAGAAGGTTATATCTCAGGAGCTAAAGATGAGGAAAATATATGAGTCAAACAGAGAGGAATTCATGGGAATAAAAGATCACGATGATTTCAAGATCGAAGATCATGAATTCTCTTTTTCTAAGGTCAAGAATGTTCTCTTAGCTTGAAGGGGTATCTCTCGAAGAAATTTGGGTCATCGTTTCTAGAGAGGATCAAACAAAACTTGTCTAGGAAAATACTCGAATTTGATTTTGAACATTTTTCTACTTTTAAGAGCTCAGCTCAAGCACCAACTACATCAAAGTACACAGTTGATGCAAAATTGAATCAGAGAGAGAAGGCACTGGCCGCTATGTTGCGCTTAGTTGCCACTGGAACTTTAACATCTAATTTGCCTCTGTTAGAACTAGACAAGGTTCTTGAAAACGTTGAAAAGTTAGGAGGTGTATTTGTAGATTTGTTCAAAAAGTTGCAAATTGGTGGTGATAGGGAAATTTTCATATTAGAGATAAACTGTCGTTTAATGAATGCATTCCTAGAAGCCTTATCGAGAACAATCTGCGAAATGTGTGAGTCTGAAACACTAAGTCATCCGAAAGCGAAGAATGGGAGAACAGTTTTGCACTATAAGCAGGTGGAAACAGCAGAAGTCAGATTATCAGGGGTTAGTACGACGATAGCTAACTCAGATGATGCTGAAACATGGGCACAGAAATTTGTCAACACTCAATTTTTAGTTTTATACTCATCAATAGTTGAC